GATCTTATGGGCGTAGAGCCTAATATTGACAATTATGACCGTAAGCGATTAATTCAAAACTTTCAATCACATGCAACCAATGTTTATGTGGCTTTTAATAGTGGCTATGTATCTCAAAGCTATATTGATGGTAAAGAGATGAATATGCAATCAACACTAGGTGATGTGGATTCCGCAGATGACGCTTATTTTGACTCAGCAGCAGATGCACTTTATGTTTATAGCTCAGTAGATCCTGATAACTTGGTCTATGAAGCAGCAGAGGACTGGGCTACGGTTAAACAGCGTGTAGTGAACGAACAGGCAGACCGTATTCGCTCATATATAAACAGACCTATCTTTAAACGCTCTAAATCAGAAGATCAAGGTGCATCCAGTCGCGATTATGACTTTGTACTTATAAATGCTAATGCTGGACTTGCTTGTGCTGATCTGATGAGAAGTGTTGATCCAGAGAAATCTCAAGACATTGAAGAGCGCTATATCTCACCTGATGGCGATGGTATGCTTGATATGCTTAAACGCGGTGAGTATAACTTATGGAATGAGTCAAGCTACGAAGCAAACGAAGGCCGTATCGCTCCTGTAAGTGTTAATGGTTCAACTACAGGCGGAATTTTAGATACAAAAATAACTTCACTTCCTGCTGTAGATTATGATGACGTTCGCGTCAAGATCACTGCTGGTGGAACATTCACCGCAGGCACAGAAAACACTAGCGTTAAGTATAGCGTACTTGTTAAGAATGACACAGGACTTGCTATGAACGAGGTTGTCGCAAGCGATGAGATTAATGGCGATTATCAAACTTTAGCTTATGGCATGCTAATTAGGTTTGGCGAGGGAGTATATACAACAAACGATCAATGGAGTATAATCGTTATGGGAATCCCTGAAGAGCATGGTTCGGTTAAATCTGAGCAAGTCAGTAGGAGATAGTGTGTGGCTACCCAATACACTTCAGTTCTTAGGGCAAATGTTATAGAACCTTTAGAATCACTCGTCAAGGGTGAATTCAACAAACTTCCAGTATATTACGATAAAGATTTTCAAAACAGAGGAAATTTCTTCCTTAGAATGATTCCAGTACAAGATGAGCTTGATCAACCCACTACTGAAGATCAGATTAGGGTCTACGGCATCCTTCTAAGGCTTTACAGACGTACTCCTGGCGTTTTTTCACGAAGAAACAATTTAGAACAGCTTATGAATTATGCAGACCGCATTAAGCGTTTGATTGGTAATAATTCAAACTACAGTCCTTCCTCTAGTTATAAATGGAATGATGCAGTTATAAGCTTTGTGAATTACGAACCAGAGTTAGAGGATAATGAGACTACTTATCAGGTAGCAGATATCATGTTTAACTGTAATGTATTAGTATGATTACTTATAATAAAACATATAATGAAAACGTATTAGACAATCTTAGGTTAATTGTGGCCCAGGAATTTCGCAATGTTCCAATACGTTATGACAAGGTTTATCGAGGTAATTCCTTCTTTCAGCTTACCCCTTTAAGAGATGAAATAGTGGAATTGCGCTCAGATGGTGCGATTCGCGAATACTCGATACTTTTGACCTATAATGAAAAAGAACGCGGTAGATACACTAAAAAACGCAGTTTAGATACGCGGATTGACGTTATTGAGCGATTGAAAGAGGTTTTAAGGGTCAATGTGGCTAGTATTGATGATTTTTCATATTTTGTCACTTCGGCTGGTAAAAACTTTCTTACTAGCGACTCAGAAGAGCTAAGATTGATCAAAAGGCCAATAATGATAACCAGTCTGGATCAATTCGTTATTACTTCAAATGGATATGCGTTTACAGTGTATCCAGCAGACCATAGTTACGAGTGGCATAATGCAAGATTAGATTCTGTAAACTATGATTTAGAAAGTGAACACCCTTCTTACTTGACAGCCACTTGCGAGTTTAAAGCTGTAGTAGAAGAGGTTTATACTGCGTAAACGATTAAGGTATTAATGATGGCAAAATATAAGTCAAATAAATTTATGAGTCAGTTCGACAGTTACAAAGGTTTAAAGGTAGAGGACTGGGAAGCTTTAAACCGAGGCGAAACAGTTGAACTTGATGAAGTGCCAGAAGCAGCAAAAGATTTTTTAGAAAAAGTAAATTCCAGTAAGAAGGAGTCTAAGTAATGGCTTTAGACGGAGCAGCATATTCACCGAAAGAGTTTCAGTTAGCAATTAAAATTGATTCTACGATTGGTGTGCAAAGCAGTACATCATCAATGAATCTTGTCAATGTAGACAGCGTTGAGATGCCTAATTTTAATTTAACCCAGGTATTAGATATTCGTTCTGGTTCAGCAGGTAGAGCTGCGGATGTAGATGATGTATTAATTGACGAGAAAGGCATTACTAAAGAGATTACCTTTTCTGGCGTGTTTGACACAACCGTTGCACCATTACTTGTGCAAAATTGTACTGGTCGCGCAGAATCAAGTGATGTAGTAACTATTCCTTATAATTATACACCGCTAGAACTTGAAACTGGAGCAGCCTCCGCTATTACTAAAACAATTACTATCGCAGTTATAGCTCCTGCGACTTCTGGTGGAAATAGATCAATCATCTTCCCAGGATGCACAATTACTTCTTTATCGATTTCTGGAGACATGGCAAATGAGTCAGGTCGCTTACGCTTTACAGCTACCGCTAGAACAGGATATATCAGTAGTTTTACTCAAGCTGCGCCATCATCTCCAACCGCATACGGAACAAGCTATTATTCACTCGCAACTTTAGCTGGCACAGCAAAGAAAACGATTGCTGGCGCTGAAGATTGTGTAATTCAAAGCTTTTCGTTAAATATTGAAAACCCTTCAGAATATATTGGACAAGGAGACGGATCGGGTAATCCTGAATCTATTGTTCGTGCAGTTCCAGAGCTTTCTGCAACTTTAGACGCAACAGTTAAATATGACAATCAAACAGCCGAGCTTCCAACCACAATGAAAGCTGGCACTACAGTTATTTCAAACCTTGCTAATCACGCAACTATCGGAAGCGCAAGTAGCTTTGCTTTTCTAGGAAGCTTTGGTAAGATCACGAATGTAGCGTATAATGAAGCCAACGCTATGATGTATGATGTATCAGTTAAATTCTTTGCAGATGCCTCTGAATCTAGCGGAACTGATAGTGGCGCTATGCTCGCAATTAGAACCTAATAAAATATGATAAAAACCCCACATGGCGAATTTGAAGTTCGCCCAATCACCTTTGGAGAACGCAGAGAATTACATCGTTTAGAGATGAAAGTGTTTTGGGATGACCAAATAGAAAAAGACGCTTACTTTGATCTACTAAACTGGTGCATGGAAAAAGCCTTCGAAAATCCCGAAGAAACCTTTAAAAAGTTAGACGATGCACAAATTGACGAAGTATTGAATGAGGTTTATCTCCACTATAAAGGTCTTTCTAAAAAAAAGAACTTAAAGTAAGGCTCTCCACATGGTGTAATTTTTTTGGATGGGGAAATAGTCTATACCCAGTCAAATTCAAGTCTTACGAAGCTCAAAGCCCTACTTTAGCAAAGATCATTACGTTTACCCAAGATGAGATATGGAACGAATGTGACCGTATCTTAGCAGAGGATAAGCACAATAAATTCTCTTTAGGGCAAAACCTATACTACAATCTAAACTTCTTCTGTAACCCTAAGTTCTTTATTGATAGGGAGATAGAAGGATATATCGAAGATTATTTTGTATCCACAAAGTTTAACTTACCTCTGGCACAAACTCTAAGTGAAGCCGATGCTAAAGCTATTGACATCTTTCGCATTATAAGTGAAGAGATTACTGCGTGTGAAAATCGATCAAAGGAAATGAATAATGGCAAATAAATTTGTAATTGAAGTTAGAGCTAAAGGGTTTACGAACTTAGAGCAGCAACTACAACGAGCTGACAAAGCAACTAAAGGGTATTTAAAATCTACTGATAAGCTTAGAGGTACTACCTCTGGGTTAAGGCGGAGTATTGGAGCTTTAAGAAATAATATTCTTCTTTACACATTCGCTGTTGGTGCAGCAGTTAAGGTTGTTGGAACGCTTGTGGGAGCATCAGCTAAATTTGAGGCTGTAAAAACGCGATTAGTTGGTTTAACTGGTAGTGTGGAAAAGGCTAACAAAGCCTTTGATGCGTTTAATCAAGTCGCAGCTACTACACCATTTAGCTTAGATGATGTTGTTAACGCTGGTGCGCAGTTAAAAGCTTTTGGCGCAGATGCAGAAGCACTAATTAAACCTATTACCGACCTTGCAGCATTCATGGGTACAACCGCTACCGAAGCTGCTAATTCTTTTGGTAGAGCCTTTGCTGGTGGCGCTGGTGCTGCTGATATTTTGAGAGAAAGAGGTATTCTTAACCTTATAAAAACCTCTCAAGGTTTAAAAGACCTATCAAAAACTACCTTACCTCAATTTAGAGAAGCTTTAATATCTTCTATACAAGATCCTACTCTTGGAATAGAGGGAAGTACCGATAGATTGTCTAAGACAACAACAGGTGCAGTCTCAAACATGGGTGATGCCTATACAAGATTAGCAGTTGTTATTGGAGATAAATTAAAACCAGCTACCGATGCTACAATTAAAAGTTTAACAAAATTGGCAGAGGGTACAATAAAAGCCATTGAAGGGGATACGAGGACTAGAGCTGAGAGGCTAATTGATGAACTAGATATACTACAAGAACAGTTTGATCTCAATACGAAAGCGATGGATAGCGAAGCCCAGGCATCAATGAATTTAAACGATGTTTTGGATGTAACAATAGCGAGAAGTAGCGCGCTATTTGATGCTAATAAGGATATGATAGGGCAATCCCTAGAATTACAAGCTGCTGTAATTAAAGAGAATAGTGCAAAAGTTACTCAAAACAATCTTTTAGAACAGCATAATGAGAAGTTAATTGAACGAAGTGTTGCGATTTTAAATGAACTTGCAGCAATGGAAAGCTCAAACATAGCTTTGGAAGTTCAAGCTCAAAAATATCAAGAATTAAGCGATTCTATTGAAATCGTTGTTGGTACAGAAAATTTACACCTTACAAAGATGGAAGAGATTAAAGAGCTTAAACCTATCGATCCAATCACTTCTGCTTTTAAAGCTTTAGATAGTACGCAAAAATTATCAATAGGTGTGACACAAAAACTTTCAGACACTTTTATTCAAGCTGGGATTCATGGTCAAAATATGGGGGATGCTGTAAGGACTGCCTTAAAGTCTATTGCAGCAGAGATTTTATCACAAGCAGTAGTGTTTGGAATGTTAAAAACTTTCTTTGCTCCAACAACAATGGGATTTGGATTTGGGGATTTTTTAGCTAAATCTTTTGGAGTTGGAGTTGGTCATACAGGCGGAGCAGTAACTAAAGGTGGAGTACAAGCCTTTGCTGGTGGCGGAGTAGTTCGCGGTAGAGATAATGTGCCAATCCTTGCTCAAGCTGGAGAATTTATTATCAGAAGGGAAGCTGCACAGTCTATTGGATTAGATAGTCTTAGACAGATGAATGAGTCGGGGCAACCAGCGAGTGTAGTTGTTAATATTAGTGGTGGGGTAGTTCAAGATGATTATGTTAGAAACGAACTGATCCCAGCGTTAAACACAGCTCTTACTTCAGGTGCAAGAATAAATGCTTAGTTTTGATAGTGAACTAACTACTTTTTTAAATAAATCTAGCACAACAGCATTTTGGGTTTTAAAGCTTTATTACAATGATGACTCTAGTGCCTCTAATTTTATAGGAGTTAGTGATTCAACCAGAGTCGATGGCTCTGATGAATATTATGGTCTAGTTGCATCTTGGGGAAAGCATGTTCAATCTCTTGATTTCTTTAAGTTTCATACTTCTACTGCAAATATGAATATTAAATTGATCAACACAGATAATGCAATCGCAGGTGGGCGTTTTTCTGATTTATTTGCGACTAAGAATTTTTCTAATAGGAAATGGGAATTATTTTTAAATACTACTGATACTGATGCAACTAATAATTACGATGATGCAGAGAGAATGATTGGTAGTGGTATTATTGCTGGAGATATAAAGTATGATGATAGATTTGTTACGCTTACCTTATTTGATAATACTTCAAAATATCACAATTTAATTCCTAAGAATACAGTCGCAGCAGGCACTTATGCTAATGCACCTGAGAATAACTTAGGTATGCCTATTCCAATATCGTATGGTGATTTTTATGAGAAAACTGATATAGGTACAATACCTACAACACATTTTGATAGCTTCTATAATTTTTACAAGGGTGCTTTTCCAGCAATTATTACCGATAAATTTGACGCTCAAGAAGCTGCGGTTGAAGCAGCAGTTGATAGTCAAGCGATACACACATTAGATAATGAGAATGTCTATCTTTATTCAAATGGTTATTATGCTACAATGACAGGAACGGTAAATGCTACTGGTAGAAATCCTGTTATTGAATTTTCTGGAGCAGGGGCATCATTTTATGTTCCAATCAGCACTTCAAATATTGCATCAGAAAGTGGATCTCACAGTTATTCGGTATCAGATGAAGAAAGGATCGGAGATGGTTCTTTCTCTAACTACGCTTCCTGGGCTGCGAATAGCGGAACGACAAATAACTCTGTTGCTACAATGACTTATGCTATTCCTAAAGTAAATAGTGTAGGTACTTATAGTGCAGTATCTTTACTGGTTAAGTGGGGTACAAATTCTGATTTTGAAGGAGAAAATGGGGAAACTTTTAGGTATACAGCTAATTCAGCAAATGAAGATCACGATACAATTACTGATGATTCAGTAACAAAAACTGCTGTTGGTAGCTTATATAGTGGTAAAACTTCTACTTTTGATTTTGAAGGACAGATACAATTCAGTCTTAGAGGTGGATCAGATAATAGCAACCACTCCGCACAAATATACGAAGCTGGGCTTGTGGTAGATATTACATCTGAAGAAGTGGAACAATATGATGTTGTAGAAAGATATGAGCATCATTATCCTACTCATGGATATATTATGCAACCTTATGGGCCTCCTATAGAAACATCTGTTCCAGCTAAATCTACAATGAAAGTGAGAACAGCTACTTACACTACCCCTGGTAAAATCGATTATGTTTACTGTAGTGGTAAGGGAAGAAAGTATGGAGCGTGGATAACAGCGAGCAGTCGGTCTGTTGGATACGCTACAAGTGATTTTATTGAAAACCCTGTATTTATGATCGAAGATATTTTACGAAGCGAACTTGAACTTACCAGTAGTGAGATAGATTATGCCAGCTTTAATACTTCAGGAAACACATCTAATGGATATATAGGAGAATATTTTGCAGATGCAGTCGGTGATATTAAGTTTGCTTTTTCTCAGCATAAATTCATTCCATCAATAGATTTAATAGAACATTTAGGGGGCTTATGTTTTTCTTATGTGTTTACTTCTGGCGATGGTAAGATAAAAATAAGGACATTAAGGCAAACTGATGATTATAGTTCCGTAGATGAGACTATCGACTTTAAAGATATAGTTTTAGAGAATATATCTCAAACTCCGATTGGTGATGTAAAAAATTCTATTGTGGTGAACTATAACCATGACTACGGAGCTAAAAGTAATAAGTCTACAGCGACAGCGACAGACTCTACATCTCAAGGAACAACAGTAAATGGATTTAACGATACTCTAAAATTAGAGTTTGATGCTAATGAAATACTGGACTCCACTACAGCTACAAAGCTTGCTGAAGCATATTTATATTTAATGAAAGCACGCAGGATAATTATCAATTTTAAGTGTGCTAGACCAAAGTATAGTCACCTGGAGATCGGAGATATAGTGAAGTTCTCTAATTGGGATTCAAATATTAAGATGTATGGAACAGCAATGGGAACTGATTATTATATGGTAACAAAAATTGAAAAACATCCAAGTAATTCAAAAATGGAAATTATAAAAGTGTCGTAATGGCAAAGTATTTTATTTATAACAATGCAGGTTACTCAGAAGCAACGGTAACTGATGGAACTGTATCTGGAACAACATTTTCTTCATCAGGCTCAGTGGTGAATGAAGAAAGAGCAAATGATATGTCTATTAGTACAGCGTTTACTTCGTTTGGAGCTGATGACGCACTTAGGTTTGATGTTGGCTCTGAAAACGCATCAATCAATGCTGACAGAGCTGCTTTGTATTTTACATCTGCTCATGGACAAGATATGAAAATATACTCAGGTAGCTCTGCAACTGCTATGGGAACTGCTCTTGTTAATAAGACTGATAATTGGGTTGAAGGATGGAATGAATTAAGTTTTTCAGATGCTTCTGGTCAATATAAGTTTATTCATGCCACAACAGGAACAATAGACGATATAACAGAGGTAATGATCGGTAAAAAATTAAGTTTAACGAATGTAGAACTTTCTAGCACAGAGGGTATTAACTATGGTAACGACATGCTAGTTAGTCATGGTGGAGAGGAATATTCTAATCAAAGATACGGTGAAAAAAGATTTTGGAATTTTAACCTTCGGTATTGCAGTTCATCTTACAAAACCAGCTTACAAACAATGCGCGATGCTGTGAAGGGCGCACATTATAAATTTTTATATTACAATGGAAGCGCTTATTATTATGTAAAAATGTCTGATGATAGTTTAAGATTTAAAGAAGTGGCCTACGGAGTCTATGACACCAGTATCAAGCTAACGGAAGTATTTTAATGGCAAAGTATTTTATCTATCCAAATGCAAATCTTTATTCAGCAGACCCAGAAGGGGGAGATCAGACTGGTGGTACTAATAATTTTGCCACAGATGCAACGTCAGCCACTAATGAAACCAGGCTTACTGATGTTTCAATAGGCACAGCAGCAGGTATGCCAGCGCAGTATGATGCAGTACGGTTCGACCTTACAGCGTCAGGAAATACAATAGATAGTATTGCAGTTTATAGTACGGCAGAAGATGCGGATGATTTAGACTGGTATGCTAATGACAGCGCTACAACCAATGCTTTTGCGACAGGAATTACTGGCTCTAGTATGACAACAGTAAATGAAGGATGGACAGTAAAGACTGGAGTGACTGTAAGCAGTGCTTCACCAGCGACACGCTATTATTATATGAAACAAAGCGCAGGGGCTAACAATACGCTTACTGAAGTAATTTTAGGCACTAAACTTTCATTGACCAATATAGAGCTTACTGGAACAGAGGGAAAAAATTATGGAAATGATCTAATGATTGGTCATGATGGATATGAATACTCTAATCAAAGGCATGGTGGAAAAAGATTTTGGAATTTTGACTTAAAACTTATTAGTTCTACATACAAAACAAGCTTAGAAACTATGAGAGAGGCAGTAGACGGATCGCGTTATAAATTCCTATACTACGATGGCTCTGCCTATTACTATGTGCGAATGTCTGATAGCTCGCTTAGGTTTAAAGAAATAGCCTATGGAGTGTACGACACAAGTATAAAACTGACAGAGCAACTAAGTTAAACTACTGATACTCTTGACGATAGAGGCAGAGGACTTCACTTTATCATCCATTATCCAATCTGCGTAGGCATCTTCTGTATCTTTGACGTTTGCGTGTCCTAAATGCTCTTTAACCGCATAGATATTCCCAGACTCCCTTAATAATATAGTAGCAGATGTATCTCTGAAGTCATGGGGAGTAAATTTAAATCCGACCTTTTTACTCGCATATACAATTCGATCATATACATTCTTAGCACTTATAGGTATTGGATAGATATGTGCCTCGGAATGAATCGGTCTAAAGTGTTCATTGATTTTATTAACTAATCTTTGGTGATGGTTTTTGAAAAAAGGAATCTCAAAAGGCTCATCAAACTCTCTTTTATGTCCTTTATTTTTAATATAGGCTACCTCGCCTTCCACATCAATCTGTTCCCAAGTAAAATCAGGTCTGCAAAGTTCACTAATACGGCAACCAGTTAAAATATAAAGTTCAATGATCATTTTCGTTATTTCACATATCTCAGGATGATTAAATATCATATCTAACTGATGAGGCTTTAAAGCGTTCTTTTTGCTTTTAATGACCTTTGGAAGCTTTATTGGTTTTGCGTTGATTGTACCCCTAATTTTGCCCTCAGAAACCTGTTCCCTAGCCCAGTTACCAATGTGATTTAAGCATTTCAAAGCAGTTATACCAGAATTCTTCTTTTTAGAGTTTCCATAGCGACTAAAATAGAATGGATAATCAATCTTAGAAAAATGAAAGTCTGATCCGAGATCATTTTCTAGCCTTTCCATTAATGCGAGATAACGCTTGATGGTTTTGGTTGCATATTGCTTATAAGGTATTGAATTGATTTTGAAAGCTTTAAATATGATACCAATAGTTAATTCAGGGATGATGACGTTTACAGAATTGATCTTTCCATTCAGTTTTGAACTGATACTATCACGCTCTTCAACTAACTTTGCATCCTTATATATACTATGAGCCTGGGTTTTACCTTCAACTGTAATAGAACGATAGGGATTCTTATAAAGAGTACGATATCCTTCAGGAACGTACTTAATTAAGTATTTATCATTATCTAATTGTTTAATTGTTGCCATTTCTCCACTAATCCTTTATTTTAACCACTAAATGTAATATGCTTTATTACTTTTATACAAGTTTTATTTAAAGTGAAGAAAAATATTGTACGTTAATTATATTTGTATTAAAATTTGTTACCAATTAAGGAAAATATTACATGGGTAGACCAAAAATTGACACTCCGATACAGCCTCAAACGAAGATCAAAGAGGTTTTATCAAGGCCTAAAGTCCAAAGAACTTTAGCCTGGTTATCAAGGGAAGCGCGTATTACTTATCCTTTGTTACATCAGATCGTAAATGGTAAAAGACGGCTACAGGACAAGCAAGCAAACCGTATTTTACACGCACTAAATAACTTCGGTGTTGAAGTTGCTTACAATGAGGTATTTATTGACTAAGCTAAACAAAACCTCGTAAAACCTTGCTTATATCCACATACCATGAGCCAAGTGAAAATCGCACCAACAGATAAAATTTCAAAAAAAGATTTCCTTTCGTATATAGGGTCGTTAGGTGCTTCCCACTCCTCGGCAGTTCCTAGCGACCCATCCTCCGATTATGCTTTTGACATAATCACCCAATCAGAATTACATCGGCATCATGTTATTACAGAAGTGTGCCGAAAACTAGACACTATGAATGTTGAATATGAGGTGATCAAATGAAGTCTTTTATGTGGTATATCAAGAATTATTTTATTGAAATAATATTATTAACAATGCTGATCGCAGTAATAATTAACAACAGGAGTATAATATGGCAGTAAATAAAAAAACAGGGAATATGACAAGCCCTGTTCAAATGGAAACACAACAATTGTTTGGCTTAACTGTAAAGTGGTCGCACCTACTAAAACCTGATATGGTATATGACTCTGGGCATAGCGTGACCGTTGAAATGACCGATGAACTTGAAAAGCTACATAAAGAACTGAAGGCACAAACTGGATTAAAGAAAGTGAATGGAGTGAAGGTAAATGATGAAGGTACTAAGCTAGTCAAGTTTGGAACGAAGATCTTTAGTAATGATGGTGTAGAGCGTTTCCCTAAGATATATGATAAAGAGGGGCAAGCTACAGATGACTGTCCTTATGGTGGCGATAAAGTAAATGTGGCTATAAAGCCTAAAGTAGTTGATAAAACAACTCCCCCTTCCATTAGTTGCTATCTTCAAGAAGTTCAATGGGTAGAGAAGAACAACTCAAATTCTGTTACTTTTGAAAAACCTAAAGAAGAGTCCAGTTTTAGTGGAAAGTCTAGTGACAGTAAAACAGAAGATGAAGGTCTACCGTTTTAATGAGGTCGTTTCCAGAAGAAATCTGCCAAGCTAAATCAGAAGGCAGAAGCAAACTCTACATACAAAAGCTACAGCAAAGGTGGGATATGAATAGTAAAGCAAAAGGTACAGGCTATGAGAATGAGCTTGTTAAGAAGCTTAAAAAAGCTGGATTTAATAAAGTCAAGAGAGCCTGGGGAAGTGACGGTAGAAGTATGGGCGAAGCTCCAGACGTAGACATCAAAGCGGATGATTTCCTTATCCAAGCCAAGCGCCGAAAGTCCATTCCCAAATGGCTTTCTTTAGGAAATTGCGATGTAGTGATGTTTAGAGAGGATCGTGGAATTACGTTTGTGACAATGACGTTCGATGATTGGGTTAAATGTTTGAAAAATGTCCTGTTATAAACAGAATGTGTGCTTATTGTGGTTATGATACACAAAAAAGACTCAGATGTGGATTTGCTACACACCCAAATTTTGTTTCAGAGCTAAAGGTATGTCCTCTGAAAGTAAAAAAGGCGAGGCGAAAAAGACGATAATACTTGGTTGGCGCTGGGTAGTAGGTTGTCTCGCTTATATTTTAAACGCAGTGTTGGGGGGTATCCTTTCATCTCTCCACTCATCCTCTAATCGGCTCTCCGACACTGCTGAAGAATGTGAACATACCGATATCGTAACTGGTCAGTTATTCTATGGTCTGGGGGAGCATCAATATACCGATTATTATTATTGTGAAGAATGTGGGGAAGAAATGTTCCACGAGGATAGTGAGTGGTGAAATGGTATTTCATATATCTTAGGCGATACTTCAAAGATGGAAGAAGTCAGAAGGAAGCTGAAAATGTGGATTGGTTCTTGAGAGTATGTGGGCATAAAAGATTATTAAAACTATGGAGATGGATTCATGCAAAAAGATATTATTAAAAAGATAGAACACGAATACCCTGATATGACTAAGCGTTTTCAAGAGTTACAATCGGAACAATATATACTATTCTGTAGGAAGCAGCATGATTACGGAAGTGGAAATATATCTGTAGGAACAAATTTAGAGACTGCTGAAGAGATAAAACTTTCCTTAACAGGGCTTTGGTTTCGTATGAATGATAAGATCCAAAGAGCAAAGAATTTATTGATGAGAAAAGAAGGCCCAGCAGTAGAGGGAGAACCACTTGAGGATGCTTTTTTAGATCTTAGTAATTATGGGATCATGGCTACACTTGTCAAGGAAGGTGTGTGGGGCAAATGATGTGGAAGAAATTTAAAGACTCCATGAATAAGCCTTTTGTGGGGTTATATGCTTTATATGATGATGGTCTTGTTTATATCGGTCATTCTACAGATGTACCAAAGCGGATAAAAGCCCATGATAAAAAACATCAATTTGCTAAATATAAGAAGATGGATAGCCTCATGGATGCTCGCGAGTTAGAGCAAAGGTTTATACGAAAGTTAAAGCCAATTATGAATAAAGATTTTACTAAAGCCGAAGTGGAGACAAAACAGTTCTCCTGTGCCTTAGAGTTGGATGTGTGGAGAGCGATAAAGATCAAGCATGCGGTCAGAGAACTGTCTGTTGCTGATATAGTAAATCAAGCATTACGAGAACAACTAAGAAGGTGGGTTGAAATTGGAAACGAAGCAGGCTGAATATTACCAAGTGGTAGAAGTTTATAAGAAATTAATTAAACGAAGAACCGAACAAGGAAAGGATAGCCATAAGTTAAAGAAAAGACTATTGGTTATAATGTTAAAATATGGCAAAAACGAAAGCACACACAGCATATAAGCTAAAAGATGGAACGAGAGTTAAGGGTGTTACAACAATCCTTAACAATCTTGGATGGAATAAGAATGTCTTGGTTGCCTGGGCAAGAAGAACTGCATTGGCTGGGGAAGATCCACAGGCGGTATTAAAAGAAGCTGGTACAATAGGCACTTTAGCCCATTACTTGTGCGAGTGTGATATAAAAGGTGAAGAGGCTGATATGGATGACTATTCAGCAGAGCAGATAGAGAAGGCTGAAAATGCTTTCTTAGGCTACCTGGAATGGAAGAAGATGACAAATCCTAAGTATGAAGCGATTGAATTAAAGATGGTATCAGAGAAATATAAGATAGGTGGTACGGCTGATTTTATTGCAAGGATCAATGGTGCTTTGGTGCTTGGAGATTTTAAGACATCTAAGGGAATCTATCCTGAGATGACATGCCAGCTCGCAGCATATCGGAAGATGTATTTAGAGATTCAGCCAAAGGCGAAGATAGAGTCGGCTATGATATTGAAGCTTGATAAGAATAGTGGCGCTTTTTCCCATCATTTTGTGGGGAAGTCGCAGTTGGACTGGGGATGGGCTGTGTTTAAGTGCTGTATGGAACTAGATAAGTTGCATAAGGAGATATGATGAGAGAATATAGTTATACAGAAGATAGAAAAAGAGTTGCCGATAGAAGCGTGGATGGCATCAGGAAGATGGCGATATACGAAGATGCGACCAGGGAAGAATGTTTAGAGGGTATTATTTATGAGATGGTAGCTAAGATAGATGAGTTGAAGCTTACTTTGGATATGGTGTGTGAGGAAGATTGCGATGCCCCCAAATAAAGCTGCGAAGGCGCGCAAAAGAGAAAGATTTAAGCGTAAGAAGGCGATAGCGGAGTATAAGGCTAAAAAAAGAAGAGAGAGGAAAGATGCGAGGAAGAAAGCCCAAGAGTAATAGCGAGATAGACGATTGGAAAGCCTGGAGTAAGGGTTGGCCTTATTTGGGGAATGCTCCTAA